ATGTATATACTGAGTGTTATTTTGTTTCTTCTCTTGGGAGGGTTTCTGCTTCTCGCAGCAATGCGCTTCGGCGTCCCTTCGATGGTAAGCGATGTATATTATCAGCTGCAGAACTGCACTGGTAGTGAGGTGATTGGTGATAAACGTAAGCGAAACTATGGATGGGTATTTACCGCTGTAATGGTTACGTGTGCGGTACTGATGATGGTGTGTATACTCGACACAGGTAAGGGCGTTCCATGTCTCGCCTTTATAGGGTGTGTGGGGTTAATGTTTGTAGGCTTCGCTCCTAATTACCTTGATAAAGATGATCACCCTATTCATAAGGTGGGCGCACTTGTGGCTGCGACAGGGTGTGTGGGCTGGTGTCTGTCGGCATGCTGGGTGCCAACGGCGATTCTTGCATTTATCTATCTGTTGCTTATTAATAATGCAGACGATGATGGTGAGTGTAAGCCTGTCTTATACATGGCAGAGGTGGCAGGATTCTTGGACGTGTTTTTGACTTACTGGGTAATAATCTGCGTTTGATGTACTCTAATGACATTGATTGGAGCAAATATCAATAGCTTATAGCTTTAGCGAAAAATTATAACCATATCTTGACGGCTTAATCGGTTTTATACTGGTTAAGCCGTATTTTTATGTCCTCATGTTTCATATTATCTTTGCATCAAAAAAGATAATATTATGCAGCAGCAAACTAAAGAAAGAATTCAGTATGGCAGCGCCATGGTTGTCTTGGCTTTCGCCATAGCGCTTGTCTATATCAGCTACTTCCTCTCAAAGGACGTGACTGATAACGTCCTCTGGTATTTTGGTCAGAGCCTTATGTACGTGGCATCCTTCTTTGGCGTGAACATCGCCATGGATGTCAAATTCGATAAACTCCAGAATAAATTCAAAAAAAATAATAAAGATGAAAAGGAAGATTAAGTACATTTTCGTTCATTGCACTGCAAGCCGACAGACGTGGTCTGTCGATGCCTTGCTGAAGGAATTTTCCAACAAAGGCTGGCATTATCCTGGTTATCATCATGTCGTGGAAGCAAACGGTAAGGTCACACAGCTCATGACAGAGGACTTACCATCCAACGGAGTCAAGGGATACAACCATGTGGCCATCAATGTGGCATATATGGGTGGCATTTCACGCTCAGGCAAGCCTATTGATAACCGCACACCTGAACAGAAGGCTTCGCTCCGCAAGCTTCTCACAGAGTTGAAGCAGAGATATCCAGATGCTAAGATCTTAGGACATCGTGATATATCACCTGACCTTAACCATAACGGCAAGGTGGACATCTGGGAGCGCATCAAGGAGTGTCCATGCTTCGATGCTATACCAGAATATGCTGATATTAAATAAATGAGGAGATGACAGAGAAATTAGAAAAAAAACTGGCAGTTATTCTATCATTCCTGATGGTACTGCTGACGATATTCGCAAGTTTCCTAATCTTTGAAAGCCGTCAGAAGAAAGCGAATGAGGCTTTGAAATTGCAGCTTCACCAGCTTCAGCTGAAGTATTCGCCTATGCAGCGTGATACCATACGAGACTCTGTCAAACTCGTCACACAACAGGTGATGGTCATGGACAGAGGTGAATACAAACTGCTGGCTGCGGACAGGAAACTGCTCGAGGAGCTGAATTTGAAACTTCGGCAAGTTGTCTCTGATCAGAGAGTGTCCATGGTTACATCGGACACTGTGAAGACGAAAAGACTTAATTCTGTCTACTCATATAGTGACGCATGGCTTTCTCTGCGTCTTGATACGGCAGATTCTATCTTGACGTACAGAGCAAGAGACAGCCTTCAATGCATTGTTGCAAGGCAGTTTAAACATAAGTTTCTTTGGTGGAAGTGGGGAACAAAAGGTTATAATGTCAAGGTGCTGAACTTCAACCCACATTCTACAATATTATATAATAGCTATATACAAGTCAGCAAATAATGGCAAGACAGGAAGTATATACAACCATAGTCAAACTCAATTCCGAGGAGGCAAAGAACCGACTGAAGGAGTTGGAGGACAAAGTCGCTCGTCTGAAAAAAGCTAAACAGGATGCTTTTTCGACGGGCGATTCCCGTTTAGGCGCATCACTCGCTAAAGACCTGAAGGCTGCTGAGCGAGAGATGAAGCAATTCAAAAACTCAACAATGAGCGTTAAAGAGACGCTCGATAATCTATCTGATGCAAGCCTTGGTCAGCTTGAGAAGGCTGCACGGCATCTGAAGGGGCAGATGAAGGCTGTCTCTGACCCTGCAGATTATGCTAAGTTAGAAGAGCAGCTCTCTAAAGTCAAAGACCAGATGCTGCATCTGAAGGGGGCTACCAAACAGGCAGAGGCAGAAGCGCAGCGCATGACAGCGACGCTCAATAATCTGCAGCATGCATCCATTGATGATCTCAATTTCACAAGAGCAAAAATTCGCTCTAAGATGAATTCCATTGATCCTTCGTCAGATTCTTATGCTCAGTCTGCGGCCACGTTGAAGCTCGTTGATGCAGAACTTGAGCGCATCAGACTATCTGAGCAGAAGGTGGTCACACTCATGCAGCAGTATGACAATGAGATTGACAAGGCTAATGTGGATATCAAGGAGACCAAGCGTCAGATGCAGCTCGTCGATAATACGTTATCGCATCTCAAGACTTCGTCTGTCCGTGACTTGGAATATTCCATGAAGGTTCTCAACCAGGAGATGAGAGGTCTTGATCGTGGGTCTGAGGCATTCAAGCAGATGCAAATGCAGGCCAAGCAGTTGAAAACAGAATTGGAGGCTGTTCGTGCTGAAGGACAGGCTCAACAATCATGGATTGGTAGGACTGCTGACTGGTTCAACCGCATGCAGGGTGTCATATTAGGTGCAATAGCTGCAGTTTCTGGATTGACATTCACAGTGAAAAGCTGCGTCGAGAAGTTCGCCTCCATGGATGAGGAGATGACCAATGTCCGCAAATATACAGGACAGACTGCAGATGAGGTGGAGCGTATGAACGAGGACTTCAAGAAAATGGATACACGAACTGCTCGCGAGAAACTCAACCAACTTGCTGGTGATGCAGGTCGATTGGGAATTACGGCAACTTCTCTCGTCGAAGAATTCGTTGATGGTGCTGATAAAATCAATGTTGCATTAGGCGATGACCTTGGCGATGAAGCAGTGTCGCAAATCGGTAAACTTGCTCAAATGTTTGGCGAGGATAAGACAAAAGGTTTGAGAGGTGCCATGTTGGCCACAGGTTCTGCAGTCAATGAGCTGGCTCAGAATTCTTCTGCATCTGCAGGCTATCTCGTTGACTTCACCGCCCGTGTGGCTGGTGTCGGCAAGCAGGCAGGATTCACTCAGGCGCAGATCATGGGTCTCGCCTCTGTCCTCGACCAGAACATGCAGCAGGATGAGACCGCTGCTACTGCAGTCCAGAACCTTCTTGCCAAGATGTTCCAGGACTCAGCCAAATTCGCCAAGATTGCAGGACTCAATGTCAAGGAGTTCTCAAAGACATTGAAGGAGGATGCAAATGGGGCACTCCTCCAGTTCCTGGGAGCGTTGCGCTCCAAGGGTGGATTCGCACAACTCGCACCTATGTTCGAGGAGATGAAGATGGATGGATCGAGAGCAACAGGTGTCCTCACCGTCCTCGCGGACAAGCTTGATGACATCAAGGTAGCTCAGGATCTTGCCACAAAATCATATGCTGAGGGCACATCAGTCATCAATGAGTTCAATACTCAGAATGAGAGCGTCAGGGCAGAGCTTGACAAGGCAAAAAAGAGATTCCAGGATCTCGCGATAGAGTTAGGACAAAAGCTCTATCCGGCAGCACGATATTGTATATCTGCAGCTAATCTCGGTGTGCGGGCTCTCTCTACACTCGTTGACTTTGTGAGAGATTACTGGAAAGTTTTGGTAGTATTGACTGCTGCGATTGTCACATATACGACCATATCCAAGGCTAAGCTAATAGCAGACAAAGCACAAATGATATGGCTTAACATCATGATTCTGCGAGAGAAGGCGCATATCTTCCTTATGGGGCTCAAAACATCTGCTCTCAAGACCATGGCAATTGTTCAGATGGCACTCACTAAAGAAATCAAACTGACTACAGCTGCGCAGATGTTGTGGAACAAGGTGTTGTTGGCCAATCCGATTACAGCAGTGATTGCTGTTGTTGCCGGTCTGACTGCCGCCTTTGTAACACTCTCTAAAGAGACGAGCACAGCAGAGCAGGCGCAGCATGACTTCAATGATGCTGTTTCTGATGCTAACAAGCAGGCTGCAGATGAGGAGGCTGTAATCATGCGTCTCGTGTCAGCCATTCAGTCAAACACTAATGCCGAGTCTGACCGCAAGGCTGCACTCGAAGAACTCAATGGAAAGCTGATGCGTGAGCATCTGGGCAACATTACAGAAGAGGCTGTTCGAACTGGCAAAGCTACGAGACAGATTCAGTCATACATCGACATGATGAAGAAGAAAATCGTCATCGATGGCTTACAAAAAAAACTGGCAGAGTCTATCGCCAAGCAAGCAGAGGCCGAAGATCTGTTAGGTGAGGCTGATAACGACAGTAGAGGCTTCTGGAAGCGTTTTTGGGACCGCCTCAATCCTCTGGCTGGTGGAAAGACACAGAAGTTGAACTTCGCATCCGACCATAAAGACCTACTCCTTCAGAGTGTCGAGAGGGAGAAGCAGTACCAGCAGGAACTCATCGACAAGATTAATCAGCTGGAGTCACAGCATTATGAGGTGTATGACCCAGAACCGTGGCGCAATAATGGCATTAATGGCAAGAGCAATGATGGTACCATCATCAAGCAGCATAGCGACTCGTCATCGCATCAGGAGACGGAGAAGGAGCGCAAAGCTCGCGAAAAAGCGGAGAAGAAATCGGTTGCAGAGGCCCGCAAGCGTGAGGCTGAAGCCAAACGCAAGCAGAAGCAGGCAGCAGATACAATAAAAGCTGAAACCAACCAGCTGATGGCAGACAACGCCAAGGCTTATGCCGAGGGCAAGAAAACCTATCAGCAGTTTATAGACGATCGTCAGAATATACAGATTAAGGGCTTTGCCAAGCTGAAACAATTGTATGGAGCAGAGAGCAATGAGTATAAGCAGTTGCTTGACAATCAGGTCAATGTTGTCAAGCAGCATGATGAAGCTATTATCAAGATGAATGAGCAGACCATTGAGCGCGAGCGTCAACAGAAGGAAGCAAGCATCAAAGCTCAATATAATGATGCCAAATCTGCGATATATCAGAATGATATCGCCCTCGATGAAGCTCTTTATCAGAATGAAGTCGATGCTATGCAGAAACGCCTGTCCCTTTACAATGAAGGCAGCGAGGAGTGGCTTGACCTCAAAGCAGAGATGGAGCAGGCATCGCTTGACCATCAGCTGCAGATGCAGGAGACATACATGAACCAGCTGAAGGAGTTGCGTCAGCAGTTCGGCAAGCAGGATGTTCAGGCACAGGAAACCATGTACCTCAATGGTCTTGATAATCTCTACAAAAAGGGTCTGATCAAGGAGGCGGAATATCAGCAGATGAAATTGGAGATAACCAAGCAGTTCGCAGCACAGAGAGCACAGATTGAGGCAGAAGATCATGGAGCAGGCTCAACGCAAGCCAAGATTAACTCCAAGACTTCCGAGATGGTCAATAGTGCCAAGGCTGCTGCCGGGGATGCACAATCAACAAATGGCAGTTTCGGTGGATATTTCGTCTCACAGGTGCAGAACTACCAGAACACCATGGAGAAGTTGAAGGAACTCTATGGCTCCGATGAGCAGAACCATGCTGCATACATGCAGGCTAAGGCGCAGGTTACGTCTGACTTCCTAAATGATATGGTGCAGAAAACGCAGGTAGCATATAATGGCATCAACAGTATATTGTCAGCCGCATCAGCTTATTCGCAGGCATGCTCTGATTTGGAGCAGGCCAAAATCTCCAAAAACTACGAAAAGCAGATTGCTGCAGCTGGCAACAACTCCAAAAAGAAGAAAAGGCTGGAGGAAAAACGTGACAAGGAGTTGGCTGCAGCCAAATCTAAAGCCAACAAGAAAGCTATGAAGATAGAGATAGCTCAGGCTATCGCCTCCACAGCCATGGCTGCCATCAACGCATATTCATCTGCAGCTCAAGTTCCTTTTATAGGTTGGACTCTGGCACCTATTGCTGCCGGCATGGCCACAGCTGCAGGTCTGCTGCAAATAGCTGCTATCAGAAAACAACATCAGGCAGAAGCGGCAGGTTACTACTCGGGCGGTTATACAGGAGGCAATCGCTATCGTAGAGAGGCAGGTGTTGTCCACGAAGGTGAGTTCGTTGCCAACCATCAGGCTGTCAATAACTCATCCATTCGTCCAGCTTTCGACCTCATCGACAGAGCGCAGCGCTCCAACACGGTCGGCTCACTGACCGCTGATGATATCAGCAGAGCGCTTGGTTCTGGTGGCAATGGAGCTGTCGTCACTCCTATTGTCAACGTCAGCAATGACAACAGTGAGGTCAGGGAGTCCCTCGATGGGGTGAACAATGCCATCAGCATTCTCAATCAGACTCTTGATGACGGATTGGAGATTGTTATGCCTATCGCTGGCCGTAGCGGACTGCACAGAAAATTGAAAGATTATGAACAATTATTAGACAACAAGTAGTATGATAACATGCATTATCAATGGGCACAAAGCCTATCCTATATCCACATCATCCATCAAGGTGACATACGCCAACCAGTATGTCACCGATGATGGAGAATATACTTATGACATCACATTTCCGATGAATATCTTATCTAATAGAGAGATATTCAAGAATGTGTCAAGGTTCGAGGTCAAGAAGAAACTCGCTAAATATGATGACTGCAAGCTATACTGCAATGGCTTGCTCATCATGAGTGGAGTGGGCACTGTACTATCTGTCAATCAGAAAGAAGTGAAGCTGCAGTTGCTCGGTGGTAAATCAAGGGTGAAGTATAATTCCAAATTCGACAAAAAGTTTATTGATGAGATGGATTTGGGCAGAGCACTGCATGGTAGCATGGGAGACCAGCTGGAGACAGTCAATGCAAAAGAGATTATGGGTCTGATGGCAGAGGTCAAAACATTTAATTTCTACGCAACATACAATCCATCTTATATGATAGGTATTCCTGGAATGTATGTTTACACACCTATTCGAGATGAGACAAACGATATGACAGCGAATATGACATTGGGAAAGAACAGAAAGAGATACATCACCAACTTGGCTGTCCATCCTAATTTCATTCATATATTGCATAATATTCTCTATATATGTGGATATAAGGTTGTTCGTGATGATTTCAATCAAAATCCATGGAATGGTCTATACATCGCTTCTGCCTATAAGTCGGATGAGTTTCGTCATGCCCTTCCCCACTGGACAGCATATACTTTTTTGGAAGAGTTCCGCAAATTATTCAATGCGAGAATTTATTTCAACGAAGCTGAGCGCACGGTGAGCATCTTGAGAAGCTCAGAACTGCTCAATGCAGAGACTGTTGAAATGGTAGCATTGGATGAGTTCAGTGTAGATTATGATGAGGATGGCTCGCTCAACACGATTGACACTTCTAATGTTGAGTTCAACTTAGGTGAGTCTGAAGAGAGGGATAATTATGAGGTGATACCACAGAAAGTGCTGGCATACTTTGATATATATACATATCAAGGCATGACACCTGAACTTGATTCAACTATCAACGGATGGGATATGAAAAAGAAAAGAACAACCATTGTCAAGAGGGTGTTTTCTTCCGGCAGTCTGCAGGCATATTATATATGGAAGGCCGATGAGGAAGATGATTCCAAGGGTAGCTGGGTTGAGTGTGGTGAGTTTTCACCGCTCATTCGCAATACAGACAGTGACGACAGCATCACACTCAATATTGCTCCTGCAGCAATTGCTGTGAAAGACCAGGATTTCACAACTTACAGCAATTGGCTTCAATTGTCTGGTCATAATAAGGACGTGAGACCTCGCTATATGCTGTCTGTCGTCAACACTAAAGAAGCAGAGAGCCTTGAGTCGACAAAAGATGATGATGGTTACGCTTATGTGACTGTTGAGGATGCCATTGAAGATGATTCAAATATGGATAATGAGGAGAATGACAAAGAGAGCATGCAGATATATTTTCTCCTCGACAAAATGCAGGATGCAACATATCCGCTGCCAAAAGGTATTCCTTCGACATTACCACAATCCTGCTTATATGACAATGCCATGGATCATTTCATGGCTTGGCCAGTTCCTGTGACAGACGATGTGCATCTGAAGAAGGTTTTTGGCATAACAAAAGGTTGGAGTCTGAGTCTGGTGCAGAGAACTGACTATAGTTTGAATGAATTTCATGTGAAATCTGTGATAGATAATAAAGACTGTATGGAAATCAAATTCAAGTCATCGACGATACCTGACCCATCAAAGATTTATATCTTTCATGGCAAACGTTTCGTTTGCTCTAAAATAGAAGTTGAAATCAAAGATGATGGCATCGAGCCAATAATGACAGGTAGCTTTTACATGATATCTTAATGGAAAGAGGCGACAGATAAATACTGCCGCCTCTTTTTATTATAGCACTCCTCTGTAGTGCAAGATGAGTTCGTTCGCAGACTGGATGTCCTTAGGAGTATAAATGTCAGTGATAAGGATTGATGAGTGGCGTGCCTGGTCTCTGACCGACAAAACATCCGTGTTTGCCCTGAGCATATTCGTGATACCTGTGTCCTTCAGACTATAAAACTTATAGCGCATCGAGAACCCGAGATCCTTGCGCAGTATGCGGTGCCAGTAGTCACGGAATATCTTTTCGCTCTTATGATCCTCTCCAGGGCAGAAGTCTGCAGAAAAGAGATAATAATTGCTTGGATATGAGAATATATTCAGGTCCAGCATCAACTTGATAACATGAGCAGGTAGAGTGATAGTGGCATCATTCCTGTTCTTTGTGTGCTCACCATGTAGAGTGAGTGTCTTTGATTTGAGATGAAAATCTCCTATTTTCAGATAAGAAAGTTCGCGGGGGCGAACAAAAAGATAGTGCAATATCTCACAGGCCAGAAGAAAATGTTTGTTGTTTGTCATAAGATACTCACGTATCTCCAGCATCACGTCGTCAGGTATCACATCGCGTTCTTTCTTCAGGCGATTCTTGATACGTCCGAGGCCGTCCGTTGGGTTCATGCTGATATAGCCACGTTCAAAAAGATACTTTGAGAAGGTCTTGAGCCACGTCAGATAATTGTTTCTGGTCAGAACACTATTGTTTCTTTCTACGAAAACATAATCAAGGAACTTACTCACATTGTTTCGGTCCCATTGATAGCTGTAGGTGATGTTTATGTGCTTGACCTTAATCCATGTCTCAAGTACATTCACCTTACTGGTGTAGTCATGCAGACTCTCCTCACGAAGGTTGTGCTCATTATAGAGCTTTGTCAAATACTCTCTGTATTTGAGCAACACATCTTCCCATCGTGTGTATTCGAGAGGTTGGCTTGCCTCTATCCAGGGGTTCCAACCATCCATGAGCTTCTCTGTGAGACGCTTCATGAGTGCATCAGCATATTCACGCTGTTTGCGCTTGCCCTTTATCTTGTCAAGCATGATTCTCTTTCTTCGCAGTCGGCCAAAGCTTGGGTCAAAAGCTAAGAAACTAACATAACACTCAGATTTCTGATGGAAGACTGGAGGTCTCCAGCCAACGATGCTGCTTAAAACAGCTTCGTTTGATTGTAAGGAATAATTTTTTTTAACCAT